GCCCTTCAATTATCAGGAATATGGGTGTCCTTGACACTGGCTTTCTGCGGCCTATTCGCCGCGTTCAGCTCACTATATGGCGCCATCCTTGGGATCTTCGGCCTGTGGGGAGCCTGGGTTTTCATGCGAAAGGGCCTCAAGAGTTTCTTGACTGACCCTGTGAGGTATGGGAACCAGAGGTTCTGTTACATCCCACACTACGTGGCCGTATGTTTGGAAGCAGCGAATGTCAACTCGACTCAAGAGGAGATGACTAAGATAGGGGACCGTGTGGTGAAGTCAATTGGCAATTTTCCTTTGCCTGCAGAATGCATCAATTGGCGCCACAATTCAGTCATCATCGCATCTGCTTCCCATGGGGATTTTACAGATGTGCCGGGTGGGCCCTCCGAATCAATCTTGGATCAATTTTCTTCGGAAGAAGAAAGTTTATCTCAATGCCACTCGGCAAGCTCTATAATGGCGGAGCAACCTACTCCTACGGCTACCGACATGATCAGGTCCATCTCCCGGTCCTTGAAAAAGGCCCGCAAGAGAAGTTCCGACTTACGTCCCGCCGTACTCCAGAGTGTCGAAACTTTAGAAGGCTACCTTGGGGAGCTTCGAAGTTTGCTGCGCCAATCTGCCCTAACAGAAAGGACCCCCATACCATCCAACAGGGGTTCAGAAAAAGGATCGACGGGGAGACACAGCCCTTCAACAGACGTGACCTCCGTGAGTTTAGAGAGTTCGTCCGGAAGTACGTCCAGGAACACTTCACCCCGACCCGTCCGCTCGACTTCGAGTCATGGCTCGAAACAACCGGATATAATGAGGCTAGAAAAGATGATCTACGGCGAGCCCACGCCGAAAATCGTGGAACTTTCCCACCGCGAAAATACTCCAGGAAGGTCAAGTCACACCCAAAGCTTGAGTCCTACGAGGAGTATAAGTTCCTCAGGTGGATCAATTCACGAGGAGATCGATTCAAAGCCTGGTCGGGGCCGCTCTTCAAAACCATTGAAAGAGAAGTGTACAAACTCAAGCACTTCATCAAGACTGTCCCAGTTCCTGAGCGAGCTCAGGAAATACGCAAACTTATACAAGCCGGCTCCAGGTATTATGGCACAGATTATGTGTCATTCGAAAAGCACTTTGTACCAGAGGTTATGGTTTCATGCGAGTTTGAACTCTATTCACATATGCTCAAGCCATTCCTCTCTAAATGCGAGTTGTCCTATCTGCTTGGAGTTCTGTCAGGCTATAATGACCTCCGCACTAGATCTGGATGCGGCGCAACGGTCCGAGCTCGTCGGATGTCTGGCGAGATGTGTACATCTCTCGGGAATGGCTTCACCAATCTGATGGTGACGCTATTCATCGCACATAAGAAAGGTCTCTCGATTGATGGATATGTGGAGGGGGATGATGGGATCTTTGCCGTCCAGAATGGCAGCTTGACGAAGGAAGACTACAATAAGCTTGGCTGGCAGATAAAGATAGTAGAGTCTGACGATCCCTGCAAAATGTCGTTTTGTGGCTTGATATTTGGTGAGGATGACCAAGTAATAAGATCACCGGCGAAATTTGTGCAGAATTTCGGTTGGACTTCAAGCTTTATCCATGCTGGCCCCAAAATCATGGACGAGTTGCTACGCGCGAAAGCACTAAGCGCCGTCTATGAAACCCCACACTGCCCTATCATAGGTGTGATGGCGCGCAGAGCACTACTCAAAACTCGTGGTGCCTGCCCGCGATTCGTCCACGATGGCTATCACAACTTTGCAGCCATCCCTTGCGACGAGTCAAAGATACCGGAGTTTAACCCGACACTAGCGACGAGGTTTCTTTTCCAGGAGCGTTTCGGTGTATCAGTCCAGCAGCAACTGGACTGCGAAGCCGCAATACTCCGTGACGACATCGACTACGTGTCTTCTTTGGTGAATCATCACCCCGATGTCTTGGATTCGGCTCTCAGGTTTGTAGGTGACTAAACCTGGGGCAAACGGCAGGTGGGAGAGAAATCTCCTGGGGATACCGCTCCCCCCGTTCCGAGGCGTCACTTGGTCCAACTGGGCCTGTGGTTTGGCTGAGTTTAAACGCGGTAGACAACGATCAAGATACTACAGCGAGTACTAACAGCAACCCACAGATACTCAATTGAAACAAGCGCATTCGTTTCGCCAGATCGTTAACAAAGAAAG